CGTAAATGGCAGCGGCCATGATCTTGTACGGGTCGTACTGCATGTCCTTCTTCTTGACCCCGGCGGCAATCTCAGCGTTGTTCTTCTCAAAGAACTCCACCAGATCATCCTGCTCGGCGAACCACGCCAGCACGCGCGCTTCAATCTGTGAGGAGTCGCAGTCGATCATCACGTGACCCTCGGGCGCAAGCACAGAGGACTTGAGCTTGCCTGCGTTCTCACCCCGGCTGGGGAAGTTCTGGAAGTTCATTTTGTCGGCCCCACCCCACCGTCCCGTGTGGGCGGCGTAGTAAGAGAGGGGAACAGGTATCAGCCCTCGGTCGGCGATCCCCAGCATCCGCTCGGTGCGCGTCTCCTCCAGCGTGGTCTTGTTACCCAAGCGCGCAGCCACCAGCGTCTGCACCCGCTCATCAGGGTGCTCAGCCAGCGCCTTGAACTCCTCGTCGTTCTTGGCCAACGCCAACGTCTGTTTGCCCGTGGTCGGGCTGACCTTCATGGGAGGCTCAACGCCCAGCCCACGCAGCAGCTCCGCGAACTTCGGGTTGGACATCAGATCATCAAGGTTCGCCCCAGCATCAGCCAGTAACTTCTCCTTGCGTGCTCGTACCTCGGCCAGATGTTTCTGCAGCAGGTCCTTGTCCAGTCGTAGGACAGGCTCTGTAAACATCCTGATGGTTGCGTCGATGAGCTTAAGTTCGAGCCGCTGGAACTGCGGCAGCAGGCACAGGAACAGCTCGTAGGTCAGCGCAACGTCGTTGCAGCAGTACTCCCCGTACGCCGCGAGTTGATCCGGCGGGAAGTTTTTGCGTTTGATGTTGATGGCGTTGACCACCTCAGTGCCCTTGACCCCCAGCTTATAGTGCTCTGCCAACTTCTTGAGACTGTTACCCACCTCGATGCCATGCACAGCGCGGGCCATGCTCAGCGTGTCAGCGATTGCCTTGGGGCGGATGTCGAAGTGCCAGTTCAGGATCGCCATGTCGAACAGAGCGTTGTGCGCCAGCACCATGGAATTGGCCCAGTCAAACTGGTTGAACCACACCTTGATCTGCTCGTGCGTGCCACTGAACCACTGCGGCTTGCCATCACCCACCTGCACCGCCACACCGATCACCTCAAAGCGCTTGTCCCGTACGTACTCCTCGGTGGTTTGGGTCTTGAAGCCCAGATCGGTGTTGGTGTAGTAGGTCTCAAAATCGACCGTCAAAATGTTCATCAGTAGCTCAATCCAAAAAATGCAGCGATGTACGCTTCAAACTCTTCTTTGTTGAATGTCCCCGCCTCTCCCGTGATGGTGTCAGCAATGTAAAAGCGCTGATCGTCATGGTCACCGATCAGGTACCTCCCAATGTTGATCACGGGAGAGGAGGGGGTGTCGTCAGTCATATGGCGGACTTAGCGGCGTACTGTTCGCCCGCAGTGGTCTCGTTCTGCCGCGATGCAGCCTCAAGATCTTTCAGCGCCTTGTACTGAACAAGGGTTTCCGGATAGGCGTGAATAACCCATCTATAGAAGCCACTGATGTGCTCTATGTTTACACGCAACTCCCGGATGTCATTCTGCATGTTGCGCAGGATGATGCTGCCACTGGTTGTGCTGTCGCTGACGCTGGTAAGCCCCTGCGCTTGGTTAATACTCCCGATACTCCCGGTAAGCAATCCGGGGCGTTGGTTCAACATCTGAGCATGCAGCTGCTTCTGCATCTGGATCTGGTTCTGCATCTCCATTTGCTTTATGGTGGCCTCGTACTCAGCTTTTTCCTTCTTGTCAAACAAACCACCAAACATATCAACCTCCAAACGCTTCTTTGAGTTCTTTGTACAGCTCACGCGCCTGAGAGAAGTTGATGCCGTTCAAAATCTCGATGGCGGTCATGGACTGCAGTGAGGGTGCGGGTGCGGGTACCACAGCGGGTTTGTCCTCCAAGGGCAGGGGGATCTGAACCTGAGGGATGGCGGCTTGTTGTGCCTGTGCTGCACGTGCCGCTGCTTTCTCTGCTTTGGCTTGGCGTGCGCGCTCAGCCCGCAGCTTGGCCTGCATCTGCTTGCGCTTGTGCTCGGCCTTAGCCTTGGCGGCGACATCCTCGGGCACTGCAAAGTACGTGTACACATCCCGCCCGATGCCAGCCGGGTTGGGGACCTGCTCACGGCGCAGGAGGAAGTCTTGGAACAGCGTAGTAATCTGTGAGGTGACAGAGCTGTACGTCTGTTTCAGCCCACGTTGCAGCACAAAATCCAGTGTCTTGTTCGATGTGATGCCGGGGTTGTCTTTGATGATGTTGTAGATCGCCGTGCGATAGCAGGGCTTGGTGTCCTCCTGCGCCACTGCTTGCTCTTCCACCACTGCTTCAGGCTGGGCGTTCCACTTAGCCATCACCTTACGCATCTCTTCGCTCATATTTCCCATGTCATCTCTCCTTGCAAAGTTACTAACACTTCCTGAACGGCGTTCAGGTTCTCCTCATTGACCACGATAGCGATGCCACCGTTGTCTCTGATCTGCTGCATGTTGCGCTCCTGTAGAGCGGTTGGCTTGTTGGTCCCGGCCTTGCACTCGATGGCCAGAAACCTGCCGTTGCAACACACAATAATGTCTGGTATCCCGCTTGATCCATACCCGCTCATCACGGGGTAGAAGTAATACACCCCTGCCTCTTTGAGGGCGGCGACCACCTTCTTCTTTACTTTGGCTTCGGGGGTCAAAACGGTGCCTCCTGTCCCTGCGGGGTCTTCTTGTTTAGCTGCGCCTTACGCAGCCGCTCAAACTTCTTGAGGAGTTTGAAGTCCGCCTCGGAGATACGCATGAACGGCCACTGTTGTTTGAGGCGCTGCTCTAATTTTTGATGCTCGGTCATAAGATCTGTCCCGCTCGTGTATACACGGTGAACTGCCGCACGTTGATGATGCGCTGCTCCTTGGTTGTCAGTCCCGGCAGGTGGCTCACATCGCGCCCCTTGTCCCGCTCTTTATCGACCACGGTGCTCTGTCGTATGGACAACATCACACCATTGTCTTTGGCAAAGATGGAAGGGCGGGGGTTATCGCGCCAGTGGAATGGGTTGTCTGGATGGCACTTACATTTCATTTTTTCTTCTCCGGTTTGGGACAATCAGGCGGCGGGACAACCACGCACCAGACAGCAGCCAAGCGTTTGCCTGTTGCTTGCCAGCGGTCGATGTATGCGTCGGGCATTTTCTTGGTGACGATCCTGTGGGCGTGAGTCGGGTCAGTCCCTGCAAGCTCCGCAATCTGCGCAACGGTCAGCCCTTCTGCTGAGGCCCGCAGAACTTCCCGCACTTTGTTGATGCGAACGTTACTGCCCATAGCTGACCGCGAACCAAACCGACGCCCACGCCAGAGCGACAATTGCCCAGAACCGCAGGTTGGCCCAGAAGTCTTCCTCCACCTCTGCGATCAGCATCACGAACGGGATCGTTAGCAGCAGCATGACTACAGTGGCTAACAGGAAAAGGACGATGGCAAGGGTCATACTTCCTCCTCTTTTTTCTTCCCCTGAAGAATCTGCACTCGCCATGTGATGTAGTTGTGCTTCTCGCCGTGCTCTTTAAACACCTTGGACAACTCCTGCACAAGCTCCTGCAAGCACTCACCTTTCAGTTCATAGAAAGATGCGATACGGGCCTCGAACTTCAGGTCCTCTGTTACTGCGTGTACGCTACTCATTCCACACCTCCATGCATCGACCACTCCCGCGCCTTCTCCACCATGAACAGCCCCTCGGCCCGGGTCATCTTGGATGAGCGCACATACAGTTCACCTTCCCAGTCGTAGGCGATGATCATCACATCGCTCAGGCCACCATCCTCACATTGAACAAGCGCAGACTTGAGCGCCTGCTCTGGGGTGTAGTTCACACTGGCTGGCAGGTAAGTTACTTTCTCGTTGTTCATCACTTCTCTCCTCTTGCGCGGATGGCGGCGGCGCATTCACCGTATTCGCGCAGCTTCGTCATGCCATAGGTTTCGGTGGCGATAGCTTCGCAGACCTTCGCACACGCCTCGCGCTCGGCCTCCATGCCCATCTTGTACTGATCGTCCAATTGTTTTTCCAGCACCTCGATCTGGCTGTACAGGTCTTGGATACGTTTTTCCAGAGGGGCCTCGACAAGGGCGGCGAAACGTTCAAGCGACGCATCACCAAACAGCGCCCACTCGCCGCCGTGAAGATTGCCAGCACCAGCCTCCCGCGCCATGCGGATGATGTCGTCGCGGGTCATAGTTGCACCGCCTTCCTGCAACGCTTGCATCTCCACGTTGTGCTTACGCCAATTTGCGTTATTCCTCCGTGGCCTCTAATGGCGCACAACAGTTGTTTCGCCATGCGGATGATGTCGTCGCGGGTCATTTCATCTCCTTCGCTGCGGCGATTGCGGCACGGGCTTTGGCATACTCCCAGCCCATTGCCTCCGCGCCAGCCATAAAGCCCTCCAGCGCCTCCAGCAGTTGCGCGTTGATGCGCTCCAATTTGGCAAACGCCCCCGCTGTGTAGCCGTACTCGCTGGCAATGCCTTGCTCTAGACGGCGCATCAGGTTTGCAGGGCCGTAGCCTTCGCTGTCGCAGTGGGCCTCCCAATTCGCAGAAATTTCTTCGGCGGCGGCAACCATAACGGTCTTCAGCTTGCGGTTTTCCTCATGCAGGCGGCGCAGTTCGGCGGCGGCTTCTTTGTGGCATGACCGCGTGTGGTAGGCATCAAGCTCATCAGCCAGCCGCAGGGCGACGGGTTGCTCAGTCATGCTCACCCCCGATCCCGTGGGCGGGTGCTGCGGGCAGCGGCATCCAGTGCGTCGGCGCGTAGTCGTCGTCCCACTCTGCGTCAACGCAATCCCAGCCGCCTTCCGTGCTCATGTATGGCATTGCGTAGCAGCGCGTGAAGCACCAACCCTCGGCGTCGGGGTAGCTGAACGTGCCAATCCACGCACCGCGATCCTTCTCGTACAGCCACACGGCAACGTCCTCCGGCGGCTTGCTTTCGCTCACCAGCCTCCACTCCGTCAGCGGCTGGCGCTGGGGCGGGGCGGTGTAGAGATCAAGACCCAACATTGACCAATCATCTTTGATGCGTGGGATAAATCGGTGTCCGTCATAGGGGTCAGATACCAGTCTGCCGCACGGCTCCTGCTTCTCGCGCTGGGGCGGGGCGGTGTAGAGGGGTTCGCAATCAGGCTCTCCAATGGCGGCATCGTCTGGCCAGTACAACCCCGTGCCTTGCATCCACGCCACCGGCTCCTGCCGCTCGGCCATGTAGCAAGGGCCATCCGTGCGATGCACAACACCGGGCGCGTCAGGCTCACCGCAGCAGCACTCCCGCTCGGCCTGCTCAATGGCGAGGCGCAGGGCGGGGATGGCGTCCATTCCTTGATTCACAAAGTCTTGGTCGCTCATCTCGTTGGTCAGGTCGATCAGCGCCTCCATCGCCTGTTTCATCACGTCGATGCTCATAGCTGCCTCCCCGCAGGTTTGTCAGCGCACGGCCAGACGCCGCGCAGCACAGACACCACGATCTGGTTGGCAGGCAGGTGCCTGATCGCTGGATTGTTCTCCAGATAATTGCGCACCATGTCTCTAACTTGACCCGCTGTGACGTTGTCTGGCGGGCAGTGCGTGATGCCCAGCAGGGCGTCAGCAACTCCGGTGATGTAGCCCATGCCGATAGCCGGGTAGATCTGGGTGCCGCTGCTGTTGTTCAGATCGGATAACAACTTGTTGCCATCCTTGAAAAAGGCGTGAGCAGAGCTGGCCATGAGGGCGGCACATACGATCATCAAGGCTTTCATTGCTCCCTCGCTTTCAGCATAGCGTCGGCCAGTTCATAAGCGTGTTCAGCAGCAATTTCGTAATGCTCCTCACCCTCGCCATCACTGGGCCACTCCCTATCAGTCGCAGCAAACCCAGCACACAGCCCTTGAAGGGCGGCGGCAGCGAAGTAGTCGCGCAGGGTTGGTTCTTTAACTTCTTCTTTCATTTCACTCTCCTCATCGGTTCCCACTGTGCGTCAGGTACTTTCTCCGGGGGTGGCGGGGTCATCGTTGCACTGGGTGGGGTCCATCCAAACTTGCGCCACGTTGCCTGCACATCTGCGCCACGCTGGTATGCGAACTTGATGTCGGTCACGCGGGTAGTGGGTTCAACTCGGGTTTGTTCACGCTTCATTTTTATAGCTCCTGTCAATGATGTAGTACAGCTTGTCATTCACCTTGTAGCCAAGGTCGGGCACGACAGAACGCTCCTCTGTCATGCGCAACATGGACACCGCTTCCACAACCCACTGTGGGATCTCCTCTTGCAGGGCATTGAAGAACCGCACTCTACCCTCCTTGCTTGGGGTTGTAAAGTCTACAATGTCAAATCTTCCGTGGGGGTTGATGGAAACCCTTAATACCTCGTTGGTGTTGCTGTTCAAATTCATGAGGGCCTGTAAGGTGGTGAAGACGTTTACACCCCATGGAAGCGCGGAGGAGGGACGGAGGAACTCGCGCTCCGTCATAAGAACACCCAGTACTTGGTGTCATCAACTTTGACCCCCACGTCGATGATGGGCTGCTGGACGGAGCCAATCTGAAGCACTGCGACCTTGTCACGTATCTCCTGCGGCATGTCCTCCATGCGGGACACGGTAGTTGGCTCACCCTTATCGTATTGATAGATGGCCCGGTCGGACTGGAACCATACAAACACTTTGTTGTGGGGCGCGTAGTTGCGCCGACGGTTCAGCTCCTCACCCTCCTCACGCACCAGCCCCAGCGCCTTGGTGAACGCCGCTGTCGTGGGCTGATACCCCGATGTCATCATGGCGCGCACCTCTGCCAGTATCTCCTCCGTGGGGATATGCCCAACAGAGAACAACTTCTGGGATGCTGAGTCATTGATGGACGACCGCGCCAAGGCCGCACTCCACACGGACTCCTCATACACCCGCTTGAAGGTGAAGGCTTTGAGGTACTGCCCCGCTGCCTTCACCGCATTCTGAAAGTTCTTGCTGGACTTCTTGAGCGCCTTGGGGTTGTCGGTGCGGTACCGCTCGTTCCTGATCAGTGGGGAGTTCACGATGAACACCCTGTTGTTGACGTTGTCGAACCCAACCTCCAAGGCACCCACCAACATGTCCGGCGCTTGGGCGAACGCAACACCTACGCGGTCATAATACATTCCCACGATCTCACCCGATTGATGCCGGATGCGGGAAGGCCGTGAGTCCACGATGAACACTGCGTCACGGTGCTTGTGGCGAAACTCCTGCGCGAACTTGAGCAGGTCGGGCTTGACCGGGATGGAGTCGTCCAGCCACGTAGGCCAGCCATGCTCCTCGGCGGATTCAAACGCGATGAGGTAACGCGCACGCAGTTCGTTGTCTGCGGTGAAGCGGTTGGGGTCAGTTAATTTTGTTGGCATGTCACTCTCCTTGATACCTGTTCTCACATGTGAATAGTCTGTCCCGTCGGGGCGCGACGGTCAGTGTTGATACACCACAGCACAGGGTGCTGCCACGTGCCCCAGTCACCCACGTAACCATCAGTCAGCATGATCACGCACTCGGGCTTGAGGCCACGCGCCTTGATGTACTCAGGCACGCACGCTGCATGTGTGCCCCCGCCCCCTGCGGGTTTGGTCTTGGCGGTCAGCTTGTCCAGCTCATCGCGTGAGTACACCTCGTGCGCTGCCACCTCAGTGTCCCAGTACAGCAGGTCGATCATCTCGGGCTTGACGTTCTCACAGATGGCTCGGACCTCGGAGAGGAACTCATTGAGCACCGCACCACCGATAGACCCCGACGTGTCGATACCCACCACCACCCGGCCCATGCTCTCGGACAGTGTGGAGGGCATGTACATGTCGTGCTGCAGCCAGCGACGACTCACGCGCTGCCACGTGGACACATCTTTGCCATCGGCCAAGCTGGACATGAACTCACGTAGCTGGTCCTGCCACTTGACCTTGGGCTCCAGCAGCGCGCCGATCTCACGGCTCAAGCGCCCACCCATCTTGCCTGCCAAGATCTGACCCTGACGCAGAGCTTGGTCGATCTCCTTGCGCAGTTGGTCCTGCGCCTCCTCGGGCATCTGGTCACCCGTTGTCCAGTCGTGGTCGTCCAGCCCAGCGCCTTCCTCACCATTGCCTTGCCCACCTTGGCCCTGACCCTCCTGCATGAGGATGTCGAACACTTGCTGTGAGTCCATGTCACGGAACCGCTCATCGACCAGCCCCTGCTTGGGCAACGTCACGAACCCCTGCGACGAACGGCTGATGTCCTTGATGATCAGGTTGATCACGTAGTCGCACGCCATGTTGGCAACCCGAGGGTTCTGCTCATACAGGTGCTTCCACAGGAACGTATGCTGGAACGCCTTGTGCAGGTTCTCGTGCAGGATCAGGCCCCGCAGGTCTGGGTCACTCAGGGACTGGATGAAGTCCTTGCCGTACTTGCAGTTCAGGCCGTCGGTGCATGCCGTCGGGATGTCGGGGTCAACGCTGTACTTGCCCACCATGATCACGCCCGCATACTCCATCGTATCTTTGTGGGCCATCAGCTCGATGTGCGACCGCTCGATGCGCTGCAGCGGGGTTAGTTGGTTCAGTTGTGTGATGAACATCTCACTCTCCTTACTTACGTGCAAACATGTAGTTGTTAGCTGCCGCCCACTGTGCGAACGCCGGGTTGGTTGCCGCCACATCACGGGTGGGGCAGCGGTCGGTCATCACACTACGGGCAAACAGACCCTGTGCCTCCTTGGACATGCGGGATACGAACTGCATCCACGCACCGATGGACTCGCGCTTGATGCGCTGCACGGCTTTACTCACCAGCATGCATGAGGCTGCGCCGTTGCTGGGCACTGGGGTCGTGGTGGGATTCTTGATGATCTCGTCCCAGTCCGCAAGTTGTGAGTCCATGTCCACCATCGTCAGGATGTTGTGCATCGCCTTCTCACCCACCGTGCCCTTGAGGGCATGCGCCATGACATCTTTGCCCAGCACTGCGGTGCGGTCCACGATGTAGCCTGCCTTCTCCAGTGAGCGGGGCGTGACAAACGCAAGGCGCACATCACGTGGGTCGTTGATGTATGTGTTCTGCTGCGGGGACTCGTAGTCCTCGTACGACGCCAGCATCTCGGGGTACTCACGCACCGTGGCAATGACCGTGTGATTGATGCCACGTGAGATGGCATAGGTCATCCACTCTTCAGCGGTGGGCTTGGCCACACGTACCTGAGTCACACGGTTGCGGGCATGTGGCGGCACGTTGTCACCAATCCCCTCGACCGCGAGATTGGTCGTGGCGAACACAATGCTGTCCGGGTGCAGCTCGTACGTACCCAACTGGCGCTCCTGCATCAGGCGCAGGCAGGCATTCATCACCCCACCCTTGGCCTTGCCCAACTCATCGAGCATGATGACCACGGGCTTCTTGAAGTGAAAGCCGAACTCCTCGTTGGGGATGAATGAGCACACGTCCACGCCGTCCACCGTGCGGATCTTGGGCACCACAAAGTCACCGACATCTTTCGTGGTGATGTCCACGTAACAGAACATATGGTTCTTCAGCTCGGGCTTGTCCTGCAGCATCTTGAGGATCGAGGACTTGCCAATACCCATCTCACCTTGCGCGAGAACGGTTTGCACGGAGCCGACGGCAGCGATCAGGTCGGCGGTTTGTTGAAGCGACAGGGATTTGAACAAAGACATGGTTGTTTCCTTTCGGGTTAGGTTGTTACAGGGTTACTTCAGGATGAGGGCGATGCAGGTGAAGAAGGCCAGCAGGGCTACACATGCACCAGTGGAGAGGGTTTTCATACGGTATGAATCCTTGGGTTGGGGGGTCCGGGTTACAGGGAGAACTTGTCCAGCAGGGCATCGACCTTGTTCTTGGTCTGCTCACGCAGCAGGTCCGACTCACGCAGGGAGGCAGCGTCCACACCGCGCATGGCCTCCTCAAGCTGTTGGCGCATGGCCTCCAGCCGGGTGTCGTTGGTGGTGTTGAAGTGCTTGAGGAGTTTGCACACCTCGACCGCGTTGTCCACCAGTGAGTCGCGGAAGATCTTGCGCTTGGGGTCGCCCGTCTCCGGGTCGATGTCGTCGGCCAGCCTGTCAGACATACGTGACAACACGTCATAGAGCCTGTCCCATGCGTCCTTCATCATCCCCTCGGTGCGCTGGCGCATGACACCCTCGTAGTGGTCACGCAACTCATTGAGGCCCTGCTCACCGATCTCCACCCGGAAGTCGCCTGCCGTTGGCAGCGGGGCGAACGCATACCGGAACCCGAACTTGCCCACGACGTGCTCCCGCTCGGGGTAGTCCTCCCGGTTGAAGAGGTCCCCCAACTGGAAGGCAGCCGCTGCCACCAGCGTGTCGTACTCATTGAGAAACACATTGACCGCCTTGGCGAACTCAAGCTCATACTCCGTGAGCTTGGCGCGGTAATCCACAAACATACTCATAGGCAGTACCCGGTCACCGTTGTCCCCCCACGGCTGGGTCGATGCGTAGTGCCACGTGCGGATGGCACCTGCCAACTTGTTGATGTCGTCGAGCTTGCCTGAGCCTGCCAGCAGGTTCTTGTGGTAGTTGCCCGCTCGGGTCTTGGTGGACTTGGCCTCATCGACCTCGGCAGACACGCGCTTGTCCAATTTCCGGGCAGTCCAGACGGACAGATTCAGGTTCACCACAAGGGCGGAGCCCGACAACTTGCTAACTTCGATCTGGTTCATGATGATTCACCTTTCAGGTTTGAGGTTTCATACCGTATGAAACCGACTTACACATAACTTCACTAACACAAACTACATTGTAACAGATTGACATCACTTTGTCAAGCTGGTGCTCTCTGGAGTTTCCTGTACCTCCCACCCATACGCAGTGGTACCGTGTGGCTGGTGCCGCACTGTGTTGGCGTACATGATCTCAGCCGCTCGCTTGGTCAAGTTGCGCCACTCAATGACATCACCATTGCTCGCAACGACGTAGAAGCTGTACTGCTTAACATCTTTGGGTGTTGTGTGGGTGGCTGAGGTTTCGCCCAGCATGTCCATGGTCTTGTTGTCTTCAGGTTGTTTCATCTTGGGTCTCCGGTTTGTTGCTCACGTTGATCAGCTCCAGCATGGCGTACGCCAGCTTCGGGTCGTCGTACTCGGCGATCAGTTCCCAGCTCTCGTAGGCACCGTCGTACCGGGGCGCCCCGGTCTTGACCACCTTGTAGACGGACTCCATGCGGAACGGGTTACCCGGGTTGGTTGACCAGCGGGGCCGGGTCGTCTTGAGCAGCATCCACCGCCACCTGCCTGCGTTCTTGGCTCTCACGATCTCACCGCCTTCTGGTTGGTTTGTTTCAGGGTTGTCGCAGCGGCATCTGCCGTCACGAACATATACCCGCCCTTCTGGTACTCCTGCACCACGGTCCACGATTTACGCTCAGACCGAGCGGCCTCCTCACCGCACCACAGACAGATGCGGTAGCCAAGCTGTGCCCGCTGCGGCGGGTCGATGTCGTCCCCGCACTGCACACATATATGTTTCATACTGCCTCCAGCTTGATGAGGCGCGCGTCCACCGCACGCTTGCGCGTGCCATGTGCAGGGAACCCCACGATAGTGCTACGTTGGCGCTGGCATAACTGGCATGACGCACATGACACATCTTTGTTTGTTTCTATAGTGGCTGGACACACAACAACCGTGCGGCCCTTGGGTGTGGTGGTGTTGGTCGTCTGGGTGGACGGCAGGATCACCGTCACTGGCCCGGCCTGCGTGTCATACAGCATGTCCGCATCTGCCAGATCGTTAGCCGACAGGTTGACCGTGAACCCCCACTGGTTGGCGTACTTGACCCACGCCAGTGACGCCTTGTCCCTGTGGTGCGTGTATGTGAACCCACGCTTGCCGTGGTTGGCCCGCACCAGTTGCCCCAGCTTGACCGCGTCCACCGTGCCGTCCACCTGCGGCAGGTCCCCCGCTTGGTTGTGCCGCCACAACTGCCCGTCGGGTAATTGGGAGATGGTTTCGCAGAAGGTGCCCCAGTCCGTCCCCCGTGTGCCTGCGGTCACCGCTGACCAGTGCAGCGCCAGCGGCCCACTGTCTGCATAGCACTGCGCTTTCATGGCGCAGTCGCTTGGACAAGAATCCTTTGATGTGGTGGACACGGGGATGGGTCCGGTCTTGGCATTGGCGGACTTGAGTGTGATGTGTACTTGCATGGTGTTGGTTCCTTTCATACGGTATGAAACCGTGTTGGTTGGTGATGGATGGTTACTGATTTATGGGAATGGAGAGAGTGCGTAGGCGCATGGCGCGGTGCTGTGGGGTTCTGTGCTCCTTGTGCGCGAAGATGGGCAGCAGGGTGAATGGGTGGGTGGTCTCGCGGGTGGCGCACTTGACCCAGTAGCGGATCAGGTTGACTTTGCCCACGGTCAGGGATGGTAGGTTGATATGGCTTGCCATAAGATGTTGGTAGGTTGTTGGGTGTGGGTCACTCGCCCATGGCACGCAGTGCGTGTTCCTCAAGTACCCGCAGTTGCTTGTCGCCCAGCATGTCGTACACCTCGATGCCTGCGATCTTGGCCTGCATGATGACGGTGAAGGGGTCGCTGCCGGGATGGGCATCGGGTGGGAGGGCGTAGACGGGTGGCTCGCCGGGGTCGTAGTCGAACGTGATGTCGATGTCAAAGCCCCAAGGGCGCACGGTGGCGGTGTGATAGAGGTCGGTCATGGTGTTGCTCGCTTTCATACGGTATGAAACTCCCTGATGTATCGCTGTTTATGTTTTGATCTAACCAGAGGTTAGTGTACCACAGTTGTGATGGTTTGTCAAGTTGTTACTGGGCGGTGGTGAGGCGTGCGAAGTAGTGTTTTTTTCCTTTTATTCTGCAATATTCTGGAGGTGGGAATAAAAGAAAAGCCTTATGAATCAAGGACTTAAAATTGGGGACAGGTGCAATTTACCAATATTCCGTGTTTTTGGGGAATTCAGCCAGGGAAAGCGAGAGAGCGCGAAAAAACACAGATTTTAGAACACACGTTAATATGTTGATCAGATGATGGGCAAGTGAGCAAATTTAAAAGGGGGTGTATATATCTTTTTTAAGGAATATTGTAATAATAGGGGGAAAAACCTCCGCAAGTGCTTGATTTTAAAGGCTTTTCAATTATTCCCGGCTGCAGAATATTGGAGAGCTTGGGTAAAAAGCACTGCGTAGCATCAGTTTGACACTTTTCATACCGTATGAAAGCTCAAAACGGGACGGCCAACGGGGAGGGAACAGGTATCGACTGTCCAGCTAGTGTAACTTGTTGGGGGTAGTAGTGTCTGTAGCGCAACTACGCGCTGTTTCATACGGTATGAAAGCAGCGGTAACAATATGGCGCAAACTGGTGAGGGTAGTAGTGTGTGTAGCGTAAGCTGGTGATGGCCTGCACAATCGACGGCCAACGGGAAGGGAACAGGTATCAAGGGGGCAGCGCATTGCGCGCCACCCCCGGAAATTTTGGGCGAAAAAAAAACCCGGCTTTCGCCGGGTTTGAAGAGTCAGATGCGAATGCGACCGAGGGATGCATCGAATTTGATCATGCGCGTTGCGACCCAGATGGTCCATGCCTCGCGCCATCCGTAGAACCAGATTGCGTACCAGATGCCGTAGGCATTGATGGCCGATTGAACTGCAAAGATGTTAGGGGTTGATCGATTCATGATGATGTCCTTTCAAAAAAGGCCACCCGGGAAACCGGGTGGCCGGTGGTTACTGATTACTCAGCGTCTTTCAGTTCGATACCTTCGGCCATCAGGTAAGACTTGACCAGATCGATCAGGTCACCCTCGGCGTTTTCGTATGCTTCCTGCAGGTCAGAGACGAACTCTGCAAACCCAGCGTCACGGTAGCAAGTTGCCAACTTGTTAGCCAGTGATTTTGGTTCGCTGGCCTTGGCACCCTTGCCTGCTTTGGCCTTAGCACGCTGACCGTTCCAGTCAGTGACTGGCTTACCCGATGCGACCGCCTCCTTGAAGGTCGGCAGGTAAACCTTTTGTGCCGTGCTGGCTGCAATCCCTGCTTCGACGCAACCATCGATAAAGGCCGTAGCGATTGCGCAGCCAGTGCCGTCCTTCTTGTAGGTGCCGACTTTGACTTTGCCGGAGTGCAACTGAGTGATCGACTTGTTGATCGTCTCCTTCAGCACGGCTGCTTCAGATTCAACCTTCTTCAGGCCACCCAAAGCGATACCGACGGCGTTTGCAATTTGAGAGTTATTGACGTTAGACATGATTACCCTTTCAAGGTAGTAGTTACAGTGTATGGAGCGAGCGAATTCCCGATCCATGCTTCGCATTATGCCTACCTTATAAGATGTTTGCACGGGATAGCCATGTTTTCATACGGTATGAAGGCCCCAAGCCCTCCCCACCCCCCGGATTCTGGATTGGGTCCCATGGTCGGCTAGTGCTACTCTATTTTGCACATCACACCACTACAAAATAGAAATCGGGTTCACGCGGGCCTGAGGGTCATGATGGTTGTGATGGTTTTGGCAAACAAACTTCACGGCCTTATTAAATTTAGCGTGGTTAGCACACACCAAAAGATCTTAAGGCCCCCCTCCCCCTTGTTGATTCTGTACCGTCGTTGCGCAAAAATTTCTACAGAAACACCCCCCTATAGGAGTCCCAACCTCCCCGTGCTATATTGCAATATATTCCCGTAACCAACGGTGCCATGTCTGACGAAATGATCCTTGTGACTCCAGAGTTGGATGTTCCGCCCCCGTTTGATTGGTCGGCGGACCAGATCATGGACATCCATGAGCGTGCGCAACGTGCGTTCAATACCGTCGAGTTTTTGCGCGCTAACGGTCTGGATGATGTGGAGGTCACAGAAAGCGACCGCAAAGAAGCGCGTGCTGTCTTCATGGACAGCCCTGCAACACCTCCGGAGAACATCGATACCCCGGCCAAAGCGCTCATCCTGTCGGCACTGCTTAATGAGTACGACCTCGATGTGGTCAGGAACGCACAGCAGTTGCGCAACTACATTAAGTTGAAGTACTTGGAGCTGTCCAACAGTGGCAATGCCAAGGTGGAACTCAAAGCACTGGAGATGCTGGGCAAGCTCTCCGATGTGGGTGCTTTCACTGAGCGCATCGACATTAACGTCACACACCGCACGACGGAGGAGCTGGAGGCTGATTTGGCCAGCAAGCTGTCTTCGTACCTGTCGGACATCATTGATGTGGACGCCAAACAGATTCCCACACAGAACTACGACCCACTGCCGCTGGCACCGGCGGTGCAGGTGATCAATGTGGACGAGGAGTTGGGGCTGGTGGGCGGAGAGTTGGGGCAGGCAGACGGGGATCTGGATGAAGCCAGCCTCTGAGTCACTGCAAAAGTTCTTTGAGAACCCGCAGGTACGCGAGAAAGTGCGCCTGCTCACACCTGATCAGCTTTTGGGACTGGTCAAACGGTTCCCACGGGATGAGCAGGAGGCGGTGGCGGAGATTTTGGAGGAGCTGCGCACACGCACGATGCGTGAAATGGCGCAAGAGGACTTCATGGCCTTCGTGAAAGAGGCGTGGCCCACGTTCATCGGGGGTCGGCATCACAAAAGGATGGCCAAGGCGTTCGAGGAAGTGGCCCGGGGGGAGTGTAAACGGCTGATCATCAACATGCCGCCCCGGCATACGAAGTCAGAATTCGCCTCTTACCTGCTCCCGGCGTGGTTTTTGGGCAAATTTCCGCAGAAAAAGGTCATTCAGACGGCTCACACGGCTGAATTGGCGGTCGGTTTTGGCCGAAAAGTGCGAAATCTGGTGGATTCTGAGGTCTATAAGCGCATTTTTCCCGCTGTGGGGCTGCAAACGGACTCCGCAGCGGCGGGTCGGTGGAACACCAACTTCGGTGGCGACTATTTCGCTATCGGTGTGGGCGGTGCAGTGACGGGTAAGGGCGCGGATCTGCTGATCATCGACGATCCGCACTCCGAACAGGAGGCTGCCATCGGTGCGTACAACCCAGAGGTGTATGACAAGGTGTATGAGTGGTACACGTCAGGTCCTCGCCAGCGTCTGCAGCCCGGTGGGGCGATCATTATCGTGATGACGCGCTGGGCGATGCGCGATCTGACGGCTCAGGTGGTCAAGGCCGCTGCTCAAAGGGGTGGTGAGGAGTGGAAAGTCATCGAATTTCCGGCTCTGTTTGAGGACGACAAGCCCTTGTGGCCTGAGTTTTGGAGCCTGAAAGAACTACTGGCGCTTCGGGAGGAGTTGCCCACTGGCAAGTGGATGGCGCAGTACCAGCAGCAGCCCACCTCGGACACGAACGCTATTGTTAAGCGCGAATGGTGGCAGTGGTGGGAGCACGAGCGCCCGCCGCAGTGCGAGTTCATCATTCAGGCGTGGGACACGGCGCACGAGACCAAGAAGGTCAACGACTACTCCGCGTGCACAACGTGGGGGGTGTTCTACAACGACGAGGACCGGGGCAACGCCAACATCATCTTGTTGAACGCGTACAAAGAGCGCCTTGAGTTCCCGGAGTTAAAGAAGAAGGCGTTTGAGGACTGGAAGGAGTGGGACCCGGACTCGTTCCTCGTGGAGAAAAAGGCGTCAGGTGCGCCGCTCATCCAAGAGTTTCGGGCCATGGGGATCCCCGTGCAGGAGTACACCCCGTCGCGGGGGCAGGACAAGATCACGCGCCTTAATAGTGTTGCGGATTTGTTCGCCTCAGGTAAAGTCTGGGCACCGCGCACTCGTTGGGCTGAAGAACTGGTGGACGAGATCGCGGCGTTTCCATCGGGTGAGCACGACGACTTGGTGGACTCGACGACGCTGGCGCTCATGCGGTTCAGGCAAGGTGGGTATCTGAGGCTGCCCACTGATGAGCCTGAAGACATCAATTGGTTCAAAGGCTACCGCAAAGAGCGGTACTACACGGTGTAAGGAGTTTTTGTATGCTTTTTATTGGACTTATGGGTGTCGGCGCTGACGGCACGATGTACACCCCGTCGGGCCGCCGACTTTTCCGCCTTCCACTGCGTGTGGCCAGTTTCGTTCAACGCGTCCAGCATTGGATTGCACATAAGACCTGGAGTTAATCATGGCAACAAGTGGAATGGACAAGGCCCTGTATCAAGCTCCGTTGGGGTTGGATATGGAAGACGATGTGGCTCCGATTGAGATCGAGATTGAGAACCCCGACGAGGTCAGCATTGGCATCGGCGGTCTGGAGATTGATCTCAAGCCCCGCAAAGAGACGGCTGAGGACTTTGACGCCAACCTCGCGGAGTACATGGACGAGAGTGACTTGGACTCACTTGGTAGCCAGCTCGTGGAGGAGTTTGGCAAGGACATCATGGACCGCAAGGAGTGGATGCAGACCTATGTAGAAGGTCTCAAGCTTCTGGGTCTGCGCTATGAGGACCGCACTGAGCCGTGGCAGGGCGCGTGTGGTGTGTTCCACCCGATGCTGACGGAGTCCGTGGTGCGGTTCCAGTCCGAGGGGATCATGGAGACGTTCCCCGCAGCGGGGCCGGTCAAGACGAGCATCGTCGGTGAGGACACTCCGGAGAAAGAAGAAGCCGCCGCTCGCGTGCGCGATGACATGAACTACCAGCTCACTGAGGTGATGACTGAGTATCGCCCGGAGCATGAGAAGCTGTTGTGGAACCTGCCCATTGCTGGCAGCGCGTTCAAGAAGGTGTACTACGACCCGAGCATCGGGCGTCAAGCCGCTGTGTTCATTCCGGCGGAGGACATCGTGGTGCCCTACGGGGCCAAGAACCTTGAGACGGCTGAGCGTGTCACGCACGTGATGCGCAAGACCGAGAACGATGTGACCAAGCTGATTGAGGCTGGGTTCTACCGGGACGTTGATCTTGGAGCACCGACTCATGAACTGGACGACATCGAGAAGCAAAAAGCTGAAGAGATGGGCATGTCAGCGATTCAAGATGATCGCTACCGCATGCTGGAGATGCACGTTGACCTTGACCTCAAGGGCTTTGAGCACAAGAACAAGAAGGGCGAAGACACGGGCATTGCGCTTCCGTATGTGGTTACTGTCGAGAAGGGCACGGGTAAGGTGCTGGCGATTCGCCGCAACTGGTACGAGGACGATGAGCTTCACACCAAGCGCAACCACTTCGTCCATTACCAATACATTCCCGGGTTTGGCTTCTATGGCTATGGCCTCATCCACCTCATCGGTGGGTACGCCAAGAGCGCGACGATGCTTATCCGCCAGCTTGTTGACGCTGGCACTCTGTCTAACCTCCCCGGTGGTCTCAAATCGCGGGGTCTACGCGTCAAGGGAGACGACACCCCTATCGCTCCCGGAGAGTTCAGAGACGTAGATGTGCCGTCTGGCTCGATCCGCGACAACATCCTGCCTCTGCCGTACAAGGAGCCGTCTCAGGTTCTGTACACGCTGTTCAATCAGATCGTGACCGAGGGCCGTCAGTTCGCCTCCGCTGGCGATATGAGTGTGTCTGATATGTCGGCGCAAGCGCCGGTGGGTACGACGCTGGCTCTGTTGGAGCGTCAGCTCAAGGTGATGGGCGCAGTTCAAGCCCGGATGCATTTCAGCATGAAGCAGGAGTTCAAGCTCCTGAAAGTGATCATCGCTGACTACACGCCCGATGAGTACGACTACGAGCCGGTCGATGGCTCGCGCAAGGCCAAGCGGGCCGACTATGACACGGTGGACGTGATCCCGGTGTCTGATCCGAACGCGGCCACGATGGCGCAGAAGATCGTGCAGTACCAAGCGGTGTTCCAGCTTGCACAGGGCGCGCCTCAGTTGTATGACCTGCCCTTGCTACACCGTCAGATGATCGAGGTGCTGGGCGTGAAGAACGCCGCCAAGCTCGTGCCGATTGAGGACGACATGGTGCCGATGGACCCGGTGACGGAGAACCAGAACCTGCTGACGCAAAAGCCGGTCAAGGCGTTCATCGAGCAGAACCACGCGGCGCACATTCAGGTGCACATGGCCGCAGTGCAGAACCCGAAGATCCAGCAGATCATTCAGGGCAACCCGATGGCGCAGCAGATCTACGCCAACACGATGGCTCATATTAATGAGCACGTGGCCATGGAGTACCGTCGCCAGATTGAAGAGGCGATGGGTATGGTGCTGCCCGGTGAGGAGAACAACAAAGACGTGCCCCCGGAGATGGCTGACCAGATCGCCATCAAGGCGGCGCAAGCGTCTCAGCAGTTGCTCCAGCGTGATCAGGCAGAAGCTCAGCAGGCCGCAGCCCAGCAGCAGATGCAGGACCCGATTGTTCAGATGCAGATGCAAGAGCTGCAACTGAAGATGAAGGACCTTGAGCTGAAAGCACAGAAGCAGGCAACGGATGCCGCTGCCAAGGCGGACCAGCTTGAGATCGAGATGGCGCGGATCGAAGCACAGAAAGAGATCGCCGCCATGCAGGTCGCAGCCAGCGCCGCGTCTCAGCGCGACAAGCTCAACAAGAACATGGAGATGGAAGGTGCCAAGCTGGGCGTGCAGATCGCCAAAGA